CTTGCCCGACATCAGCCGCCGATACTGGGCGGCGTCGTGCAACACCAAGAGGGCGCGGTGGTCAGTGACCGCCTGCAGTTCCTCTGGCGCGTAGCCGTAGTAGCCCGTCCCCGCGCTGATCAGTTCCTGCTTTACCCGCGCCGCCGTCTCTGGCTTTGCGAAGGCAGGAATGACCCGCGTCAACTGCTGGTGCTGCTCGGCCAGATAGGCGCGCTCTGACGCGCGCCGTGCCTCGGCAGCCTTGGCTTCCATAGCCTGCTTCACCGCTTGGGTTTGCCGATATGTCTCCATGGCGCGGTCATATTTCAGACGTTGCTCCATGTAGCCGATGGGGTCGCTGGAAAGCAGCTCATCAGCGGGCGGCACGGGCGGACGCAGATCAATCTGGTTCGTCTGTGCGGCCTCGATAAACTGCGCAATCTGTTGGCGCTCGGTTTGCAGGGCCTGATAGACCGTGGCAGTCTCCTTACGAGCCTCAGCCACCTCTCGCATGCCCTTTTGGATGTAGGCTTGCCCCGAATACCCACGGATTAGCTCGGCGAGAGGCACTTGCTGGGTGCGCCCATCCACGTTTACCGTGAACAGTTGGCCAGCCGCGTCTTCATCGTCAGCGTCCGCTGTGGTCTCTTCGTCGTCAGAACCTTCGTCGTTGTCGTCCGCAGTACTGTCGCCGTCGTCGGCCTCGTCCTGCCCGTCATCGGTGTCATCGCCCTCTGGCTGGTCTTGCGCGTCGTCCTGTGCGGACTGCTCCAGCTCATCGTCAGGCGTGTCATCGGTCGTCTGCGCGGGGCCTTCAATCAGGCTCGCCGCAACGGCATCAATACTTCCGTTCAATGCAGTCGTGTCATCCACGGTGCTGCCCTTTCTGTTGCTGCCGATCCAAGAGCTTGCCCGTGGTAACCACGTTCTCAAATTCTTGTTTCAGCTTTTGCAGCGCCAGAACCATTCTGTGCGCCTCTGCGAGTTGTTCAGGGCTGCACGTATCGCTCGTAAAAACCCCGATCTGTGCAGAATGTAACACATCAAAGGCTTCTTTGAAAAGGGGGTCGTTAATTAGTACCTTGGCCCGCTCGGCCCGCTGGCTCAGGTTCATGCCATGCCCCCGCTATTTGGCGGCATTGGCATGCCACCCTGCGGCGCGGCAGGCATGCCTTGAGGCGCGGCGGGCGCGCCCATCGGCATGGCTGGCTGCGTTGCCGCCTGCTCGGCCTTGATGCGCGCGGTGTCGACGGCGATGCCGTACTTGCCCGCGATCTGCGCCATGGCCAGCTCCATGTCCTGCGCCATGCGGTCACGCTCGCGGTCGTCGGCGAGCTGGGCCTTGTACAGGTCAAGCTGCAGGCGCGCGCTGTCGGATGCCATCTTGGCCTGCGCCTTGATCGTCTCGGCCTGCACCAGCGCCTGCGATGGGTCGCCCTGCTGCGGCTGGCCCGCGCCCTGCGGCTGGGCCTGCGGCGGTTGTGCGGGCTGCGTCGGCATGAAGTATCGGTCAGAGTTGGCGACGCCGTTCAGCGCCAAGAGATCGCCCAGCGTGCTGCGTATCTGCGGCAGGCCAGCCAGTGGGTTATCGGGGCCGTAGGCCTGCACCGCCTGCATCTGCAACTGCAAGACTTGGCCCAAGATCGCCGCCTTTTGCTCCTGATTGGCCGTCCCCAGACCGACATTCACCTCGGCATCCAATTCGCTATCCCATACGCGGGGGTCGAGCGCCACGTACGACCCGTTGATGCGCAGCATTTCGGCGCGCGTCGAATGTTGCGACATCAGCTTAAGAATCTGCGTGAACAGGCGGCGCATGCCCGTATAGGCTAGGTTTGCCACCATAACCTCTACCTGCCCAGCGCCCGCGCTGATGGTCGCCGACACTGCGGCCTTGGTCGACGATTGCAGCGCGTCGGGGTCGAGGCCCATGCTGGCCCGCGTCACGCCCGTCTTCACCTCGACCATGTTGTCGATGTACTGCAGCGCGGGCAGCGTCTGCCCCGCCACGAATGGTACAGCCAGATCTCGGATCACGTTCGGCTGCGTCACGCGGATGATGGCCCCGATCTCGTTGTTCAGCAGGTCGTCAATCTCGACCATGCCCTTGACCGCTTCCACGCGGGGGTTGTTGGTCATCTGGACGTTGTCCAAGATACCGCGGATCACTGCCGTGGCCGCGTCCTGATCTTGCTCGACGATCTCGACCAAGCTGCGCCCGAAGAATGTGTGCGGCTCTGGGTCGATGTGCCAGCTCGCAAATGGGTGGTCATCCACTGGCTCATAGGCCAGCAGGCGGTTGGTCGATCCACCCAAGATAAACTTGTGCAGCAGCGGCACGCCCGTGCCATCCACATCGATGCGCATGTACGCCTCGGTGACGGTCACCAGCCGCATCGCGGGGTCGGCGCTGTTCTCGGTCTCGTCGCGGTTGATGGTATAGCCGCGCCGCTCCTCGTCCTCTTGGTCGCGCACGTCCACTGTCTTGGCGCTGTCCAGACCCAGTACGTCATCCTCATCGATGCCCATGGCAATGATGTCCGCCGCGCGCATCTCGCTGCGGTGGCCGATGACGTAATAGTCCTGATCCGAGCGCGCGTTTCGGTCGATGAAGAAATCCTCTGGCGGGATCGTCTCGATGACCATGCGCCCGCGCGGGGTGCGGCGCAGGATGCGCAAGTCATAAAGCTGCGGCAGTGGGTCAGGCATCTGAGGCAGTTGCGCGGGGTCGATCTGCTGGCCCATAGCCGCCGCTTGCTGCGCCGCCTGCTGCGCCGCGTCGATCTGCTCTTGCATCATCCGCACGGTCTCGTCGTCAGTGCGCGCCGTCTCTGACAGCACCTGCACGTCGGGCGACTGGATGATCGCCTGATACTGCGCCTCGTCCAAATCGGCGTAATTGTACACCTTGGCCTGCTCATACTCAGACCAGTGGGCCTTAGTGAAGCCCGTGATGTTTACCAGCGCGTCGTGCGTGACATCGCGCAGGATCTGGAAGCCATTGCTCTGGCGAAACTTGGCCGCCGCATAGGTGCTGGCCTGCTCCATCGAGGCGATATCCTCAGGCCCCTGCGGGATAAACTCAACGGGGCGATCCGACGACATAAAGATGCGTTGGATGGACGGCTTCACGCCGCGCACCACGTCGCGGCACTTTGTCGCCACGACCGTGCTGCGATCTTCTTCCTCGCCGATGTCGACCTTGCCGCTGAAGTAGCGCGTCGCCTTTAGGCGGCGCTCGGAGATCTCGCTCTCGATAAAATCGACCGCGTCATCGACCGCTTGGCCCACGATGCCCTCGATCTCATCGTCGCTCAGCGGCTTGAACGGCTCGTCGCTGTCGGGCTGTTCATCCTCGGCCTCGAAGCCGACCATGACCATCGCCATCTCGTCCTCGCTGGCCAAGTCAACATCTGGGCCGTATTTTTCGCGCTTTGCCATCTTTTATGTCCTTACTGAGCCAGCAGTCCTTGAACGATCTCTTGCGATGTATCGCCGCCGTAACCTGCGCCAACAGTTGCCCCAGCACGGCGAGTGCCGCGTGTCAGGCCAACAGTAATCTGTTGCACACGCTGCTGCAATGCTGCCATTGCGCTCTCGTCGGTAATCGCGCGTCGCACCAATTCGGGATCGTCCGAGACGAGAATACGCGCAACGCGCGCCCGCTCGGCATCCGTAAGGTCGCGGGTGACGCGCGCCAAGATATTAGAGACGACGTTTACCAAAGCCCCCGCATCGCCAGATAGCGCCCCAGCCGCGTCGGCGGCTGATACGCCCATGCCGCGCCGTGCCGCCTCTGCGCCCGTATCAAACGTGGGGCTTCCGCCCAGTATATAGTCGGTCGCCTTTTGCGACATGCTGGCAGTTTCAAATTTGTTCAGCACGCTGTCGAGGGCGTCCTGCGGCAACACTGCGCGAAGCAGGATGCCTTCCTTTGTTTCGGGATTGGTGACGTTGCGGATGAGGCTCTGTCGCGCGCCTGTCGTGGCCTGTTTCTCCAGCGCGGCCATAAGGCCAGCACGATATGCCTCAATCGCTGCAGGGTTGGTTAGACGCTCAAAGTCGTAGATGTTCTGGAACACATCGCCCGCCAATGCCTGACGGCCCGCCTCAAATGCGTCATTTTGCTGGCGCACACTTGCGGCAGTGGCGCGCACGGCGCTGAGTTCTGGGATAGCCTCATCTAGGCTGACGCGCAGCCCTGCCTCAACGCCTTTCACGGCCTCGCCTGCGCCGCCCATGCCGCCCGTGTACAGAGACGACCCGCGATTTGCTATCGCGCGGCGCACCATTTCAGCTTCCTTGACTGTGGGTGGGCGGGTGAATTTTATGCTGTTATCCTTCAAAATCTCAAAGAACGGCGTCTGCCCCGTGTCAGCGCGCAGCGCGATAGAAATTTCATCTGCGGCGGATGGTACGCGGCGCAGGGCTTCGCCGAGAGCTTGCGTGACCTGTACGGACGCTGGCATATCGTCAAAGGCGCTGTACGCGGCTTTTTCCGCCGTGCGCGCGATATCTTGGCTGCGGCGCTGGGCCTGTACCGCGCTGGGCGCGCCCACATCAGACAGGTATTTTCGCACCTCGTCCATTGCCACCGCGCGCGTTTGTGCGGGGCGGGGCGTAAGGGCCTGCGTCAGGATGGTAGAGGCTTGACCGCCGCTTGCGCGATAGGCCCGTACCGCTGCCTTTATTGACTCGTTCTCGGCCAAGATGCGGCCATTTAGGATATCATCTGCAATCTGGTCGGCATTTTTCCCTGTCTGGGCCACCAACCGCTGGATCTCATTCTCTACCACAGTCGAGCCGCGTTTCCCAATTACGCGGCGCGCGGCGTCTGTCAGAGCATTGAGCGCCCCGCCTGCGGCACGCATTGCGCCGCCCGCCACTGCGCCGCCAACTGCGCCGCCAACTGCGCCCAGTGGTACACGCGCTGCGCGCTCCCTAAATCCGCCCTCGCCCGTGTTAAACGCGTAGGCCCCGCCCTCAAGTGCGGCCATGCCTGCCAAACGTACCAGCGTAGGCGCGACTGCCGCCGTCGACGTGCCGCCCGTAAACGGGGCAAGCATTATGCTGCCCACGGCAGGCAGGGCCGCACCGCCAGCCTCATATGCAAGAGCCTCTAGTGGGTACGCCTCTTGATAGCTCTTAAGACTGCCGCGAATTTCATCTAGCAGCTCTTGGTACGATCTGTTGCTAGTCAGGCTGCGCGCGCCCGCTTCGGCCTCGTCGGCCAGCCCCAGCGTCAACCCCTGCGCTGCAGTACGCGCCCGCTCTCGCGGGGCCGCGGCCTTTGTCGCTGCCGCCTTTGCTCGACGTTCCCGTGCTGCCTGTAGGGCCTTTCGTTGCGCCTCTGTCATCTCGACCATATCAATTTACCTCCATGAAGGCGCGACGCTCATCCTGCGTCATGGCATCCCAATCTTCTTGCAGTACGCCCCGCTCTGCCGCGCTTGGCGGTACGACGGCGGGGATCACGGGCCGTGCGGCTGGGATGTCACCGCCATACAAGAATTGACGCGGTATACCCACCTGATCTGCCAGTGAGCCGTACGTCTCCAGCTTTTTCTGCGCTTCGGCTGCGCGCTCGGAATAGATCGCGGTGGCCAGATCGGCAATTTGCTGCCGCACTTCTGGCGTGAGCGCGCCCTCGCCCGTGACCGCATTTTTCAATGCCTGCCCCAAGGCTGGGATGCGCGCGCCCGCATTCTGTACTGCGGTAACCTCGCCCTCGCGCGCCACAGATGTGGGGTCTAGGATCTTAGCGAAGGCCACGGCCAGCGCATAATCGCTCGTGCCGCTGGGGTTAGAGTAGAATGTGGTGATGTTGTTATACCCTTGCTTTACTACCTCGAATGTCGCCAAATCCGTGCGTACATCGTCGCGCAGCGTGTTTAGGTTGCCGAACATTTCGTCGGTCATCGCGGGCTGGGCGGGCGGGTTTTTGAGCCGGTCAAGTTCGATCTGCGCTTTTTCCAGTTGGATAGCGTCCATGGGGTCTGCAGTCTGCATCGCCATCTTTAGAGCGCCCGCCACGTCCCCAGTGCCCTGCGCGTACTGCAGGGCCTGCTGGGCCTGCGGCGTACCCAAGTTTGCGATATATCGCAGCGTGCGATTTTCTGCCGCCTGCGCCTGAGATTGCGCGGCCCGATCTGCGCGCCGCTGTTGCGCCTGCATGATCGTGTCGCGCGCCAACTGCATGATGCCCTCGTTGGGGTACATCGACAGGCCCGACAGCGCGAGCGCTAGGCGCGCCCGTTTCTCTTCGTCCCCCAGAAACCCAAAAAGGCCCTTACGCTCAGGTTCCATGTTCGCATCTCCGCTAAAGTCTTGCGTGCCGCCAAGCAGGGACACATCGCCACCCCCGCCCGCCAGTCTGTCGCCGTTGCCGCCCTTACCCCACGCTTCCCATGCGTTGGGGCCTTGGTTCTCGTATATCCACTGCCCAATTCGATCTTGGGTTCCCTCGTCGTAGACTTCGTTCCCCGTCAGGCCCAGCCCGCGCACCGCATCACGCAGCGTGCGTCCAACCACTTGATAGGCTCCCGTGGGCGTAGCCACACGCCCGATCTGGCCCTTCACCGACTGGGCGTAGGGGCCGCGCGGATCGGTGAAATCCAGCACTTGGTTGATCGTCATGTCGGTCAGCTTGATGCCCCCAAACGGGCCGCTGCCGCGGTTTGCGTAGCCGAAGAGCGCGTTATAGTCCCCACCGCTCTCGCCTGGAAACACGTTGCTTTTTAGGTACGCTAGATCAACCATGACGACCCCTCACTAAATGCTAAATAGCGCACCAAGGATATTAAACAACCCTGGGTTTTGTGTCTGTGTTGTCGTGCTTTGGTTCGGCATTGATCCAAGTGCGTTGAGGATCATCTGCAGCGAGTTCGCGGGCGCGCCCGTAAATCCGCCGTATTGCCCTCGCGCCGCATCGATCAGGGCTTGGTTCATCGCCTGCACCTGCGCGCCCTGCGCGGCCTGCTGGTTGTTGATGGCCTGCCCGAAGCCGAAGCCCTGCCCCGCGAGCTGAGACTGCGTCAGTTGCTGGTTTTGTGCCGCCTGCAGGGCTGTGTTGAAGCCCTGCTGCCGCAGTCCACTCGCCATCTGCGCGCCCTGCTGCCCAAACCCCAGATTAGTTTGCGCCTCGGCCACACCGTGGCGTGATCCACCAAAAGCGCCCGCCCGCGATGCAGCCGCGCCCGTCGCATTGATCTGCGTCTGGCGCTGCCGCTCCAAGTCCGCCAGCGACTGGTTTATCACCTCGGTGGTGTACGGGTTGAAGAATTGACCGATGTTCGGCCCGCCCGCCGCTGCGTTAAAGAGGTTGGACGATGTTTCGAATACGTTTTGGCCGATCATCTTAGAACCCTAACCTTTCCGAATGTGGTCGCGTTATTGGTGGGCGTGGTTTTGGGCGTGTCCCCACTGATGCGACGGGGGCCGCGGTGTTTGCGACGGGGGCCGCGGTGTTTGCGCCAGCCGCTCTTGCCTTTTCCGCAGCTCTTTGGGCTTGGTTAAGTTCCCTCGGTTTGTTCCTTTTATTATTGCCGCCCCCTTGCACGGGCGTAGGAACAGACGCCGCGGGCGCTGGTTGCGGTACGATATCTGCGGTCAGGGCCGCGTATTGTTCTGGGTTGCGCCGCTTCAGTTCGGCCAGCGCCTGATCGTACAATCCACCGCTGGAGTATGCCTGCATGCCGCCATAGTTGGTGGCCTGTGGCAGGCCCGCCGTCGGATCTGCGGTTGGCATCCCAAACGCTTGCGCAGCCTGATTTGTACCTTGCATCGCCGCCATTTGCATCGGGGTCAGCGCGGCCACGTCGGGGCCGTAGTATGGCGTGTATCCAATGTTAGCGACTCGATTGGCCGCCGCCAGCGCATCCTGCGCGGCACGATTTTGCCACTCTGGTACTGTGGTTTTCGATGTGGAGCTGCCCGCCATCATATAGCCCTTTCCATTACGACAAACGAGGGCGCGAAGCCGTGCTTGTCTAAAACTCTGATCCAGCCCTTGCGGCCCGCTATCGTCATGCTGTCGCAGCCTTGTTCCTTGGCCCACGCCGCCACGCTGTCAATGCCGCGTGTGATCTCATCCAAGTCGCCGCCCGCCAGAAATACGTTTATGACCTTCTTTTTAGCATACTCCACAACCTCTGTCACGGCTGCAGATTTTGATGCTGGCCACAGTTGCATCGTGCCCGCCAAGATCGCATCGCGCACACTCTCGAAATCATGTGTGCCGTTGCTGTACTCCAGCGCGGCCTCGATATATGCGCGGTTGGCCTCGATCACGTTCATGCGCGCACCCGTGTGATCGCCAGTGTCACCGATGGCGCGCTGGGCGCGTAGGCGGTCGCTGCGTGCGCCGTTAGCGTGCCGCTGGTGCTATCCACGGCCCACATGACGTTCAGCACGTCACCAGCGGCCACTGAGAAGATCGCCGAGCGCGTGGCGACCATCGTTGCGCCGTTATTGTGCAGGCTGGCCACGATGGTGCTGCCGCCGACATCCACGCCGTTTATGCGCGGCCAGAAGCGGAAATTGACTGAGCTGCTGGACGTGCTGCTGCACTGCGCCGTGAAGGCGAGCAGGTATAACCCGCCCTCGACAAACGTGATCTCGGTCAGTGGTGACCCAGTCAGGGTGATGCCGTTTGCGGCCACCAGATCGAGCGGCACTTTATACGCCGTATTGGCCGCTGCTGCGGTTACGTCTGCGTCCTGCCCGAAGATGGCGTAGCCATCGGCCAGCACGATCTGCCGCCACGCGCCGCCCTTGCTGACGACGGGGTAGCCGCCCACGGCATCCCACAGGATCGTGCCGTCATCCGCCGCCGACGCGTCGGATGGCTTAAAATGCAGGCGCGACAGATTGCGGCGCAGATACATCACGATGTTCTGCGCCCAGAGGTTTAGGTTGGCCGTGACTGGTGGTGGTGTCGCGCCGTAACTCATCGCCGCCCGCCTGTCGCCAGATCGAGCCGCATCACGCCCACGCGCCAATCGGCGAGTTGCGCGCCCTCGACGCGCATCTGCACCTGCCGCCCGCTAAACCGCACGCTGGTAGGTGCGGCCATGGTATAAGGCCCATATTGGCGCAGCGTGTCGTTTGGGTAATAGCGCGTCTTGAAAAACGCGCGCACATCGCCCTGCGTTTTCTCGTCTGGTATCAGCTCCATCACCGCCATGACGTTATCGCCAGTACCCAAGCTGATCGGGCCGCTCTCAGCGAACACCGTCGCGCCATTGTGCGACAGCCCCGTCTCGTGGTCATAGGCCACGCCCGTTGCATCAAACCAGATTGGCTTGCTGAACACGCCCCCGTCCACGCCCGCCGTGCGGGTGATCGTACCGATAGACCAGTGCTGTTCGGCGTAATTATATGCAACGTAGCTATCATTTTCGGTCGACGCGCTGGATGGGTAGAACCACCAGATTTCGTTGAAATCTTGATTGCTGACTGCGTAAACCTTGGATGATTGCCCGCTGTTCATGTTGCTGAAAACGTAGTCAGACACCTCGCAGGGCAGATCCTGCGCGGCCCCACCCGCGTACACATAGAAGCCGCGCGTGCCCATCCAGAACACGCCCTCGTCCACCGCCGCTGCCGCGCGGCGTGATACTGCTCCGCACGACGATCCCACGCGCTGGATGCCGTACACGAATGGCGGCCCCTGATACGTGGCCGCATGCGCGTCCTGATCTGTGATGATCAGCGTCTGGCCCCGCGTGCGGATGCCGAGCATGATCTGGCCATTACTCTGCAGTTCCAGATCTCCAGCCTCGTTGGTCACGTCTGGCGTCCAGATCGTATTGTCTTCGCGGTCGCTCCACTGCACCTTGCGACGATTGCCGCCCGCGCCCAGCGCAAACAGAAACCGCTCGTCGGTCACGACGAGCGCCCTGTTGTTTATCGGCGCATTTGCGATTGCCGCGGCCTTGTTGGCAGTGTTCAGCGTCCACTGCAGCAAACGTCCGTCTGCCGTCGAGCAGCCCACTAGGTATTCACCCCAGTTGTCCAAACTCCACGTTGTCGCCTCTTGAAAATTTCCGACCTCTGGTCGAGCCACGCCATAGGCGTATTTATTGAACAAGTTTCCGCCGTACCCGATATTCTCTGCGCCAGATTCACTCCCAGCCACGAGGTCAGTCGGTGTGATGTCGGTCAGGGTTCCTTGTGCGTTCACAACCTTCAACGCGTTATGGAAACCTGCCGCGTACCAGCGGTTGTTGGTTTGGTCTGCCCATGCCAGCGCCGCGCGCGGCGCAGTGGACCCCACAGTCTTGCGCGTCCGCCAGCCCCCGACGGGCCGCAGCGTGTTCTCGATCCAGCGCACCAGATTTGCGTCATACCAGCGGTTGCTGGCCTGAAATTCTGTCCCGTTGCGATACACGCCTGCGGGCAGTTGCAGCGGAACAAGTGTCATCAGATACCCCAATCGGCATACGCCGCAAGTTGCGATAGGAGGGCTAGGCCCGTCTCGCGCGCGTCTGGCATGCTGTCGCCAGACAGGGCGCGGGCGTGCGCGGCAGCGGCGGGCTTGAGGCGGTCAACCGCCGAGTTTGTCTGCCATGTGCTGCAGGCGCTTAATGCGCTCAGCATCAGTAGCACCGCCGCCAGTGTCCGCATCGTTGATCCGTTCATGTGCGTCAATCTCCGACTTTAGGTGCTGGTTCTCCGCCACTATAGCACTATCCTTGCGACCCTTAAAGTAGGCCACGACAAAGGCTGCGATCAGCGCGCCCAGCGCGGCCAGATACAGCTTGAGCCGCAGCATCAGCGATCCCCCTCGGCCCACTTTTTGATGCGCTCGCGCATGATCCACAGAGCGGCCAACACGACGATGCCCGCAAATGCAAGCGCCACGATCTGGGCCGTGCCATCCAGCGAGCCGACAGCGGCCACGCCCGCGCCAGCGCCAGATACGATCTGCACGGCAGACGCCTGCACAGTGGTCGACTGCGCGGCGCTCTTGCGGGGTTTTGGTGGCTTATCGCCAGTCGTCCATTCGGTTTCTGGGTACGCAGCGCGATCCAGCTCAAAGTGGGGGCCGTCCTTGAATTTTTTCCAGTCACCGCCCCAATCCAATTCTACGCCCTCAGCCACCGCAGCCGCCTTTACGGCGGGGCCGAGCTGGTCGTACAGCGGCCAATCAAATGCGGGCTTGCCGTTGGGGCCGATGGGCAGCAGATCGACTGCGTGGCCCGTGATGTGTCGGCTGTCGAGGCGGCGAGATGCGCCGCTGGCCACGAGTTGCTCTTGGCGCTCTTTTGTGCGCAGGCCCTCGATCACGATGAAGTCCAGCGGGCTGTCCTGCAGCGCGCGGTCAAGCACGCGCCGAAGGTCTGGGTGGATGCCCTGCATGTTCTTTAGGCTGCGTGCCCCAAATTCACGTGTCATTTTCCTACCCTTGCTATGAGTGCCTTGATGTCGTCGCGGATCTCGGCCAGCATCGTGTTCGTCTCGCTGCGCGCCCGCTGCGTTGCCTCTAGATCCTCGCGGCGCTGGTTCCAGAGCCGCTTGATCTCCTTCGTGTTCTCGGCGCTGCCCGCCTCTAGGCGGACGAGCCAAACGACCACCGCGACAAAGCTGACGCCGACTGGCCAGTATGCAAAAACGCCTTCCACTGCTCACCTATCAGTATAGTGTAAAAATCAGTATTCTGTACCGTGCGCTAGCGTTTGGCCCAGCATACGAATTTGATCTCTCCACTGTTGCCTTTGAGCTAGTACGTCGGGCTTTTGTTTATCGTAATCAGGAAGCGCAACATAATCAGTGCTTTGTAATAGCTGCTTGATTTCTTCTATGTGGCGCAATGTTTTAATTTCGTGCGCTTCTTCGGGGGATGGTTGCGGCTCAGGTTCCGCTTCTGGCTCCGCTTGCGCCACTGTTTCAGATTGTGGCGTTGGGATCTCTTCTACTTGCCATTTCTGACCAACCCAGCGCAGAAACTGACCTTCCGTAAAATTCGGTGGGGGATCTTCAACACACCCATTTGGGATCAGCCACACCCCTTCTTCAAGTGGTGATGGGTCTGCGGTCGTTGTGCCTACGAAAATACCATTTTCGTCTGTTTGGTATACAGTTTTCATTGCTACCTCTTAAAATTTGACGCAGGCCAAAAGGGCGATGTTGCGGGGCCGCGCTTCTGTTCCACCGCTACTAGCGGTCGTGAATGTGTGAGTGTGCGCTCCAGCACTACTGGTCGTATGTGTTCCACTAGCATTGTTGGGGTCAAACGATACGTTACTCTGGCCTGAGCCAGATGAACCAGCTGTTGCAACCGTATGCGTGTGCGCACCTGCACTGTTCGTTGTGCCAGTGTGAGTATGAGCTGCGTTCTGCCCATCCTGCGCTGAACCGAATGCGCGCCCGCTATCGACGCCGCGTGCATCATCCCAACCGCGCATAAACTCGCCGCGTAAGTCGGGTAGGTTAAATGTGGTGCTCCCGTCTCCCGCACCAAAAGTTGTTCCTATGGCGGAAAATAGTGCTGCGTATGTTGTCCTCGATATTGCCGCCCCATTTGCCTTAAGCCACCCCGTTGGGGCCGTACTCATGGCAAACATGCTAACTGCCCCTGCAGGTATTGCTGACACATCAACCCAGCTCGGCGCACTTCCGCTTCCATTTGATGCTAATACCTGCCCCGCGATGCCGTACACTGCACCCCCAATACCAATCTGCCCTGCGCTTCCTATGCGAAATCTTTCGCTGCCTGCGGTCTCCAAGGCTATTGTGTCGGAAGCGGGAAAACGTATGGCGGTATCGGTATCACCAGAATGGGTAATTTTATCTGTAATTGCTACATCACCGTTGACATCCAGCGCCACGGTCGGGGCCGACGTATTGATGCCGATGCGGTCGTTGGTCGCGTCAATCTTCATGGGCGACCCGTTACCAAGCAGCGTGTCGATGCTGTCCAGATCGGCGTTGAGCTTAGTGCCCCACGTGTCTTCGGATGCACCCACCTCTGGCTTTACTAACCCGAAATTGGTTGTCGTTGTATCGGCCATGTTCTACCCTCAAGCTGCCCGCGTCCACGTCTCACTCGACGCGGTTTCGGTTGTCCAAGTTTCGCCCTGCGCCGCCTGCGGCGACCATGCCGCGCCGTCGGCTGTCTCGGCTATCCAGTCCTCGGCTGTAGCGCCCTGCGCTGTCCAGTTCTCGGCCTGCGGTGTCGCGCCCTCCCATTTCAGGATGGCCTTGATCGATACTATAGCAGATGCCGAGGCATTCGCGCCAGTGGAGAAAACTCGCACCACGCGCGCGTCAGCCGCGCTCTGCCCCGCAACGCTGGCGCTGTCCTCGTACACCGCCTCGGCGCGGGATGTGACACTGCTCTGGCCTGTCGTGTTGGCGCTGGGCTGCTGCACGCGCTGGGCGGCCCCCGTGGCCGCGCTGACCGATGCCGCCGCCGCGCTGGGCTGCTGCACGCGCTGGGCGGCCCCCGTGGCCGCGCTGGTGGCCGTGGTGGCCGCCGCTGCGTTGATTAGAGTGACGACAGCCGCGCTGGCGGTGCTGGTGGCCGCTGCCGTGGCTGCGGCCAGTTTTATGCGCTGGGCGGCAGTGGTCGCGGCGCTGGTGGCCGCCGCCGCTGCTGCCGCAATCCTGACGCGCTGGGCGGCCCCCGTGGCCGCGCTGGCGGCGACAGCCGTGGCTGCGGCATCAAAGATCGTGCCATCGAGGCCGTACGCCTCGATGCCATATGCCTTTAATCCATACGCGCCACGGTACAGCGCCATGCCTTAATCCAGCGTGATATCGAGATCGTTTGCAGGGATGCGCAACACGTCGCCCGTCGAGATCGTCTTGGACGCCGTCAGCGCCGCGTACACCAGCATGTTGCCGCCCGACAGGGCGTCGAACACCGCCACGTGCGTGATCGTGCCCCAGTCTGCCGTGGCCGTGGGCCACTCGACTGCCGAGCCGTTGGTGGCCAAGTTGCCGCTGACGCTCAGGGCGACAGTCTGCCGCGCGTATGACCCGCCCGACACCTCAGTGCCGCCGCCCGTGTCGCTGGGGGCCGCCGTGAACAGGCCGACGTACCACGCCGTCGGGCGTGTGGGTGACCCCGTCGTGAATGCCCACTGCAGGACACGTGTCTCTAGGTCGTTGGTAAAGCTCATGGCGCGCCTCGCTTGGTTTTCATTACAAGGCCCGTGCCGCCAAATTTGGCGTCATCGGACGTGACGTTTAGGGCTTGGATGGCCGCCGCGTACAGCGACCCCCAGACGGTGACGCGCGCGTCATCCTTGAGATACGGCGCGGAGTGCATCAGCGCGCCGTACAGGTACGCGTCGGGCGCTTCGGTCAGCAGCCAGTTGGTGGTGTTGGTGTTGGACAGGGCCGCAATGCGGCCATAATACACCAGCGATGCGTTGTACGTGATGTCGGGCGTGGGGTACAGCTCAAGGCTGCCCGCCGTCAGCGCGTAATGTGTGGGGCGTCCCACGCGGTCGTTGCGGTCGCCGCGGAGCTGCAGCATCTGCGAATTGCTGATCGGGGCCACCTCGCCCGTCGGCGCGTCGGTGATCTGCAGGCGGATCGGGCGCAGGTAATCGGCGGGGATGGCGCTGTACTGCGCGTCTAGCTGCGCCACGCTGCGCTTTTCCTGCCGCCAGTGGCGCAGATCGCGGTCGATGCTCGCCTCGGCCAGCCTGATGAAACTGGGGATGGCCGCAGTCAAGTCATCGCGCAGCAGGAAGTCCGCGATGCTGGCTTGGAGTTCGCTAAAGGTTGCAATGGTCATTTCTTCGCCTTGTTTCGGGCCGAGATCGCCTTGGCCTTGGCCTTGGCATCGGCTTTACTGTCCGCGCCCCACGCCTTTAGCGATAGCAGCAATCGCGTTGGTTTTCCATCCTTATCGCGCTCTGGGCCGTCCATCCCGCCCATGCGCGCCAAGAATGACGCGCGGCGCGGGTTGTCGCCCGCCTTGACGGGCGGCTTTAGGTTCATGCCCTCGGCCTTGGCCGAGGCGCGCCCCTTGGCGTTCAGCCCGCCCGCAGGGTTTTTGCCTTCCTTGCGCGTCCACGCGGGCGTCTTAGCCATCACTTACCCTTTTTTGGTTTTACCGTCTTCGCGGCGGCCTTAAATGCGGCGGCAGTGGGCGCGCCCTTCGAGCCGACTTTGCGCATCTTCTCGCCAGATCCAGCCTTAATGCGCGCCTTCTTGGCGGCGATGTTTGCGTACAGGCCGTCGCTCATTTCTTTGCGCCCTTCATCATGCACTTGCCCATCGCCTTGCACTTTGCGGGGTTGGGGCAGCCCTTGCAGGGCGTGAATTTGGTGGTTGGCTTCTTCATTTGGTCTTCCCCTTCTTGGTCTTGCCCGCCTCGGACAGGGCGATGGCGATGGCCTGCTTGCGGCTCTTAGCCAGTGGTGCTTTCGCTGGCCCCTTCGGATCCGCGCCCGCGTGCAGCGTCCCCGCCTTGTACTCGCCCATCACCTTGGCGATTTTGGCCGATGCCTTGGTTGGTTTCTTCACGATTGTCGCCCTTCTGGCTAAATTTCGCCGCGTATGCGTTTTTGTACTGGGTCAGATAATCTGTGCGGGTCATCGTCTATACCCTAACCGTCGCAGCTCTCTGTCCAGCTCCTGTACGGCCAGATCGTAGTCGTCAGTGGCCAGCCCGCCACGTGCCGCGCGATCTGGTACACCAGCCGCAGGGTTTCGCGCCATAAACACTAGATCTGGCCTACCCTCGTTATACTTTGCGTTGGCCTGCATAAACGCATCTAGCGCCTCTTGCCCCCAACCCTCTGCAGCCATTTCTTCGCTAAATGGTAACCGTGACACGGGTTGAAATCCACCTTTACCATACAAATCAGTCAAAGCCGTGTCAAAGGCGTTCAACCAGTTACCGCCCTGTTCCTCGGCCCGCCGCAACACTGATCCTGCAAAACCCTTAATAGGCGACCCTTTCGCCTTCACAACACTGGCAATTTCTCCGTCAGGTTTTACCACATATCCTGCATCCCCCGCGGGTGTCATGGCCATCCGCGTTCCCGCGTACTCATCTGGTTCGTAAACGTCCACAGACCGACCTATCGGGCCTTGCGATGCTTGGGCTGCTCGCATCTTATCAACGAAATATTGCCGTGTGGCGGGCGTGTCGGCAACATTAAACATGCCTTCATCGAGGTACGTTGCGATATCACCCGCTTTACTCATTGCGCGCGCGCTTGGGCCAATCGGTATCAACCCAGCGCCATCAAGCAGTGAAAGTGCGCTCTTTAGCGCAGCGTCCCCGTAATCGCCCCGCGCCGCCGCCGCGCCCGCATCCCACGCCGTCAGCGGCGCTGTTGCCCCGATTGCGCCCAGCATCCCGCCGCCTGCCAAAATATCACCGACCAGATTACCCGTGCCTTGGGGATAGCCAAACAGATCATTTGTCGCGCGCTCGCCAAAGAGATCGCGCGACACCTGACGCGCATAAAACTCTGCGGGCTGTTGTGGCATCACGTCAATTGTTTCCTGCACGGGCCGCTGTCGGCCATAGTCCATGCGCCCGTCAGAGTACGGCTCGCCGCCGCGCAGCCCGTATTCGGCCAACTGCCGACGCTCGGCGGGCGTGTTGACATCAAAACCGCCCGTTGGCGTTGGCAGCGCATAGAGCATCTCCAACAGCGCGGCTTCCTCGGCGCGCTTTTTGCGCAGGTTTTCAATGGTCGGGCCAATCGACATCAGCGGCGTTCCTAATCGGTTGTCATCGGGGTTTGCGCGTCCGCTTCATCCCCATAACTCATAAGGCCCGCGCCCGCCACGCCGTAGATGGGTATTGTACCCTTTGCCATCCCCTCGACTACCTGCTGTAATGTTAATCCCGTCAGGCGCGATGTGCGATATATGGCCTCATTGATATGGGAAATCATCGGCTTGCCGCCCACGCCCTTGATGCCAGCCCATCCCACTTCTTGCCCGCCGATGCCTGTCAACCCGCGATTGGCTGCGGCATCCGACACCGCCTGCCGCGCAATACCATAGGCGTTTGACGATGGCGCGCCAGATGACGTTGGGTCAATGGCTTTCATCATCTGCTCATCAATCACAGGCCGATCCGTGTACCCGCCAAATGCAGAGCTAAAGTCGTACCTTTTTGGGTTGGCTGCCGTGACGCCCGTGCCCGCCTCATCCACGCCGATCATTTTCTCAAACATTTCCATGTTGCCGCTGGCAAAACGCCCACCGACGGGGTACGGCATTTCATACGCCCTGCGTGGGAACTCTGGCGGGGGCGTGTTAATGCCGCGTGGCGGGTTTAGGCGCTGCGTTTTGATATAGTTCCCCAAGGTTGCCATCAGCAAATTTGACGTGGGGTCGGCTCCGCCCGTCGTTGCCGCCATCGCGTCCATAATGCGCTCCTGAAACGCTTTTGGCCCCTCGGTTGGGCCAAGTAATCTAATAAACTCATCCTCTAGCTGCCCAAGTTTGTAAAACCCGTGCGCGTTGGGGTCGTTTATGGCTGCACCGATGGCGTCATCTAGGCGCTGCATACTTGCAGGCCCGCGATACAAATCCTCATACTTTTGCGTCGTGTCTGCCCGCTTTGGTACAATGCCAGCCGTTAAATCGGGCCTGTCGTAATTGTTTGGGTTTGCGTTATAGCGCGCACCCACATCAAAGTACTGCTCGTAATCGCCGCGCTTTATGTCTTCCTGTATACGTTTTCGGGCGCGCGCCGTGGCCTCTGCCTCTCTGCTGACGCCCTTGGCCAGATACGCTTTCCCACTCTTGGCATCCACTGCTGGTACTGGCGCAGCCACTTCTGGGTATCTGCGCGCCAGATCGCCGCGCGTAAGACCGCCAGATGCGAGTATGTCTTCAATCTCACTATCCGTGATGCGCTCCTTGACCGCGCGCGCGGCCTTTTTCACTATAGGTTTCGCCGCCTCGACTACCAGTTTTGCAGCGTCATCCATCCAGCCCATGTCAAATCCCCCGCGTGAGTTACGCGCACCATAGCAGATCACGCGTGGCCCATCAATCCTGCCGTGTCTGGGTGGCGGCGCGCGTCAGGGAGGACATCCGCGCGCCGCCTAGGCTCTAGCCGTGGCACAACGGCGAGCCTATCTCATCAGGCGATCCCCTTCAGGTTTCGCCGAATTGGTTTCGACCAGTTGGACGTGGGCGATCCGAGCGACGTGGCCGCGTCCCCCGCAAATGTCAGGAACACCGCGTCGGCCTTGTCGGGCGATTTCAGCCCACGCCGCCGCATATCGTCCTTGCCCTCGGCCTTCATCTTGCCCGTGCTGGCGAAGCTGTACCTGATCGACGTCAGCTCGGCAATCAGCTCCGCATCGTCGGGCAGGCGCGAGCCGCGCTGCTCCAGCCAGCCGCGGAAGCGGAAGATCAGCTCGGTGCGCAGGTTGTTGTACGTGCCGCCGAATGCGGGCGCTTCGCTCACGTTGATCGCGCGCACTGGCAGTGACAGCTCGCGCAGGCGGTCGTACACGCCAGACCCCAGCCCGATCACGTCCACCAAGATCTCGCTGGGCCGCTCGCTGGGCAGCAGGCCGTCAAACTGCGCCTTTACGCGCCCGACGGTCTGCATCAGATCCAGACCCTTCCACGTCTCCACCTCGGTCACGACCGAGCCGTACCGCTTGCACAGCGCCGTGCGGTCGCTGCCAAATCGCGCCACGTCCAGCCCCCAGATGGGCCGCGTGTTCGGCGTCATCCGCACGTCGCGCGTCTTGGCCGCCTCGGCCAAGTGCAGCGGGATGATCGTGTCGTCGTCGCCCTGCGCAAACTCGCCCAGCACGCGGATGCGGTACGCGTTGCTGTCCTCGCCGTAGCGCAGCTTCATCTCCTCGACAAACGCCTCGCTCACGCGTGGGCTGTCGATGCACGACCAGTGCAGCGTGTACCAGCTATTCGACAGGCGGTTGTGCGTCTCGTAGAACGTGCCGCTCGTCCGCGTCGGGTTGCCCGCCAAGATCGTGATCGCGCTGTGGCCCGACATCGAGCCAGACGCCGCCTCGAACACCTGCTCAGGCACGCCGCTCGCCTCGTCCACCACCAGCAACACGTGGTCGCTGTGGACGCCCGCCAGCGCCTCTGGCTGCTCCGCGCGGCTCGTCCGCGCCGAGATAAACGCCTCGCTCGGCGCGGCCACCAGCTCCACGCGGTCAGTTTTGGTTTCCAGCAGAACCTGCAGCGCCTCTGGCAGCTCGTTCAGCCACCGCTTCATCTCGGCAAACAGCGCGTCGTAGAGCTGGGCCGTGGTCGGCGCGGTCACCACCACCTTGCAGGGGAAGCGGAACAGTACAAACCAGATCATGGCCCAGCTCAGCGTCGTCGACTTGCCCGTGCCGTGGCCCGACCGCACGCTGATCTTGCGCTCGCCGCGGCCCACGGCGCGCAGCAGATCCTCTTGGTACTGCTCTGGGGTTGCCCCCAAGATCTCGCGCACGAACAGCACGGGGCCATTCTCGTCGGACGCGTAGCGCGCGATCATCGCCACGAATGGGTTGTCGGCGCTCATCTGCCCGCATCCTCGGCGTATATCCCCAGCCCCAGTACGGCCATGCGCGCGTGTTCCAGCATGAACAGGGTGTCGGAATTTGTCACGCCGCCGCTGCTGCGGATGTACATCTTATGGCCTTCGCCCGTAAACCCTAGGATCACCACGTCCGTCAGGCCGCTCTCGCTGGCCTCGCGCAGGGCGGCCTCGACCGTGGTCAGCTCCTGCGGGTATGGAAACTCTGTCACGTTACTGCTCACTCGTCTGTCCCCCCGATAAGTTTTGCGTCGTCGCCACCCCTGCTGACCTTGCGCAGGGCGTCCAAATGCAGGGCGTTGATGTTCAGCGTGATCGTCGGCCCGTTCTTGTTCTGCTGATACCGATCTGGGTGGTTGACCGTCGCCAGCCACTTGCGCACGTCGATGCGCTCCTTGGCGACGGCGATATCCTCCTTGGTGATATCAGCGACATCGGCCAGCGCGTCCGCGATCTTCAGCGCCTCGTCGGCCAACTTGTCGGCATTCTCACGTCGCGCCTCGTCGAGCGCGGCCTTATAGTCTGGGTCTGCATTCAGGTGGCGGCTCAGATACGTGCGGCTGCAGCCCAGCTCGTCGGCCAAATCCAAGACCGTGCCGCCCTCGGCGATGTAATCCCGCAGATACTCCGCGCCGCCGCGCGTCTCAATCTCTGCAAAGAGGCGCTTGCGTAAGGCCTTGCCCGCCATCCCTCAAGCGACCCCATAAGAATGGCCATAAACCTCGAAGTCTTCTGGCTCTGGCGGGTGTGGCGGCAGTTCTGCCCAATACATTTCAACCCGTCGTCCTATTCCCGCCAACTCGTGCGACCAGTGGGCTGGTGTGTCATAATAACCATCCTCCCACCAGCCGATCGTGTGGTAATAGTACGGGCCATCCTGATCCCAGACTGCGATTATAATAGGCTTATCCTTTGGCGCGGTCGCCATCGGCTGCCAATGCATGTGGTGAACCGCCGCCAAACCATTATCCGCCATGTGCCACACCCTCCCAAGTGTCTATCGGGGTGCAACATAGCGCGGCGCGGGGCGTAAATCAAGCGGCGTGGGTGGTGACACCTTTTTCGTATCAGGTGTGCCGTGCGGGGTTGCAAAAAATTTTTTCGGGGTCTATCTGTCAGATGCGTGTCGGGCTGCATATGCAGGCCCCCGCCCTTAACCCCCCACGGGCGGGGGGTCTCCACCGAAAAACAGCGCAAACGCGGGTCGGGTTCTGATAATCCCTATTATGTCATATGCGATAAGCTGCATACGTCAATGATATCAATGGCTTACGATACAGCCCTCGATATCATGCTACCGATCAGGTGCATCGTGCTGCGTGATACGTGCATGGACGCACACCGAGACGTTGATTGTGCCTTGACGCACCGATCGAGCCGTCGCACGCGCGCGTGAGCGGCGGCGTGCCTCGCAGAGAGGTTTTCGTGGTACGTGGCACGATCAAGTCGGAACGTGCTGCGTGGCACGATCAAGTCGGCACGTGGCACGTGGCGCGTGGCACGATCAGGTCGGCACGCGCTGCGTGATCATGCCACGTGGTCGCGTTACACGGCAAGTTTACCACGCGGCGCTCTCGATGCTGGCGATCTCACGGTTGTCGGCCCCGCCCGCGCTGCGAGACCGCCGCGCGCCACGCGGGGTCACCCGCATCAGCCGTTACACGTAACACGCCGATTCCCTACCGCCATATAAACTATACAGTATACCATATAAGTACACATATATTTAATACTATATCTCCTATCTATAGTTAGTAGATATTGATGTTACGGATGTTACGGCTAATGATTAAGCCATGTAAATCAGGCACTTAACCCCGTAACACGCGCCGTAACATGCACCAAATATGTACCGCAACCGCGTGTTACCGATGTTACGGCAAGACCTCTGGCGGCGCGATGTTAGCGCCCCAGCCGTAACATCCGCCCATGTGGAAACGGGGCGTAGATTAGGCACGTGTTACGGTAAAACGAAAGGGCCGCACACGCCCGTGTGCGACCCTCCCAGATGTACGATCACCCCCTTTGACGGCAGGCCAAGAGTGCAGCGTGGTGACAGGCTGACACGCCCGCCGCAATCGGTCAAGTCACGCCGTGAATGCCGTGGTCACGCAGGCCGCGATCGATGCGCGTGGCGATATCGTTGGCGTCATTGGCCCGCGCCATAACCACGGCCCGCTCTTCCCACGTCATCATCGCCCACTTATCCAGACCCGCCCCATCGATTCGGTACAATACATTCTCGAAGGTTCGCTTGTTGGCATTGCCGCCCGTCACTTGTCGCGTGCCCATGCGCGCCCAGCCCGTACCGTTTGGCCGCTTCAAGATGTCCTGCGCGCGCATCCACCAGTTTCGCATGCTGTCGATCTCGCCCGCCGCCGTCAGGGCATTGGCGAGGCGGCGCTTGAGCGCCGCGTTGCCAATGAAGTCGGCGGGGATGTCATCCAGCACCTCGGCCAAGATGTGATCCAGATCGCTGAGGTTGCTCTCACGCATCAATGCGCGGCCATCGCCCAGTTCTGGCGCGATGCGCAGGGCCGAGGTGTCAACGGCCACGCCGCTCAGGTACGCGGCCAGCCCAGCGCCGAACCACGGCACGTACCGCCCGCTGGCGCGCATCGGATTGATCAGGCGCACCAATTCGGGCACGTCATCAAACTTGATGTTCGGCTGCACCAGCACGGCGATGCGGCGGTCAGTCTCGTCCAGCGGCAGGGCGTTCATGTGGTTGGTGGCCATCAGGATCGACGCGAAGACCTCTGACGAGTAATTGCTCAGGCCCTTGCGGCGGATCTCCATGACGCGCTGGCGCGGGTCGACAAGCTGCTTGAGGCGCTCGTACACCTCGCGGCGCTTCCACGCCATTGCGCCGCCCGCGTCATCGCCCGCCATGACTTCCTCGCACAGCACCAGCAGGGCGTTGGCGATCCAGTCGTTGTACTGGCCCTGCCCCTGCCCGCCCATCAGCTCAGTGCTGCTGATGTTGCGCACGTACTTCTGGCCCAGCGCCGCTGACATCATATCGAACAGCGTGCCGCGGCCAGTGCCTTGGATCTCGGCCACCATGATCACGCCGCAGTTGGGCGTGGCAGGGTATTGTATCTTGCTGGCCAGCCACATGCGGAACCACGCACGCGCCTCGTCGTGCGGCACGAGGTGTGACAGCAGCGCCTCGAAGGCACGCCCAGCCGCCGCCACCTGCGCATCGCTCACGGGGACGTGATCGATGGGGCGGTACGTGTTGATGTACCGCGCGCCGTCCTCGATAAACAGCCGCTGCCCCGCCAGATCGGGGCGGAAGCGGTGGCCATTCACGTCGATGCGGCGCGGGTCGCTGGCCCACAGAGACACGGGGTGTATGATCTGAGATCCGCCGCGCGGGCCGCGCACCTCGACGGCGCTGGGCTGCATCAGCACGCGGAAGTTGGCCATGGTCATGGCCTGCGAGGCATCGCCATCAATCGGCATGACACACTTCTGCTCATTGGCGCAAAAGGCCACCTCGCCGATCAGGTGATCGACGACGCGCTCCATGTCGTCGCGCATGTCGATGCCCACCTGCGCGCTCTCGGCGGCAGGCGCTGGCGCAGGCTTGTCAAACAGCGTGCTACCGCCCGCCAGTGCTTCTAGGCGATCCAGCGCGCCAGTGTTCAGGGGCTTGGGCTGCAGCGAGACTGGGCGGTGCGTCGTGTACGCCGCCGTCTCCAAGATCGCCACGCGATTGTCGCTGCGGTTGATATAGGCGATGCAGCGCGTGGTGTTGGCCGCGCTCGGCCCTTCCAGCCACGATGCGGACAGGCGCACGTTGTCATTCTCGGCAGCCAATACCTCTAGCTGCTCTAGATCGACAGTGCCGTGGTCGCGCGTATCAAAAACCTGATCGTCCAGATCATACACCACGCTTGGTGAGGTAAAGCCCGCCTTTGACTGGGCATCATTGACCCAGCCCGCATCGGCCATCACACGCGACGCGGTGTCGGCCACCACGGCAAGCTGCGCGCGCGTCAGGCGCGGCAGATCGTCGAATGGCACATCGGCCAGCCCGCGATCATCGACCCAGCGGTAGGCCACCTCGACCTCGCCATCGTGGCCGATGGTGTGCGCGCCGTACACGCCAAACTGTCGCCCCGTCTCGCCCGCGAAGATCTCGACGCGGTGGACGACACCATCGTCAGCGTCGTCGGGCATGCGATACCCCGCCGAGGTCAGGCGGTAGAAGCTACTCTCGCCCTCGGCGAGGCGGCAGAACCAGCACTCCTTGGCCCCCTTGCCCAGCCGCACGGGCGCATTCGATAGCAGCTCCCAGATGTCGTTAGGAAGCGCGTCAATGATATCCCAGATGGCCGCGTTGTCGTTGATATCCAAATCAATCGCCACCAGCCCGCGCTCGATGCGCACGCCCGTGGCCCGCCACCTGAGCTGGTCAGACCACACGTCAATTTGGTATTCGTCGACAGCCAGATTGGGCCAACCTTTTAGGATGCATCCCTTATCCTTGTTTGCCAATGGGGTATACCCATTGCGCAGCATGGCGCGGCGCAACGCCGTCTGCTGCCGTATTTCTTGATCACGATCCATGGTTCCACCCCTCAGTCGATTGTTTTGGTATAATAGAAGCTCTCGCTGGCCTCACACGTCATCGGCAGCCCTCCAGCCCAGTCGGGAAGGGCCAGCATAGCACGCACGAGCGCGGCGCGGCCATCCGCTACATCTGGTGTCGGGCACAGGGCGATGACCTCATCGTGAGTGTGACCCACCACCAGTTGTGGGTTGGTCTGGTGCAGGCACAAGAGCGCATTCTTGAGGATAGCGCCCGCGACGGCCTGCACCGCATTCTCGACCAGCGTTCCGTACCACAGGGCCGCGCGCCCATAGCCGCGCCGATAGGTGAGCTGCTCGCGCACCTCGACCTTGCCCGTGGCCTTGTCTTTACGCTCGCGCATCTCCCAGCGCAGCATCGGGTACAGCAGCGGCTCGCCATTGGGCAGGATGCAGGCCAACGTGCCGTGCATATAGTCGGGCAGGTACACATAGTGCAGGCGGCTGCCGACGGGGCGCAGTTGGTTGTGGTTGTGCATGCACCAGATCGCGGCTTCCCACGTATCATCCCAATAGCGGCGCGCCCACGGGTTTGTCGCGCGCCACTTTTCCACGATGTCGCCCGCCTCGTCGTCGGTGAACGACGCGCCATAGTTTCGCGCCATCGCAAAGAGCGCGCCCTTGCCGCCGCCGAAGCCCAGCGACAGCACGGGAACCTTGCCGTGGCTCTGGCGCTCGGCCTTGGTCACCTCTCTGGGATCCTTATTGAGGATCGAGCCAGCCTGCTGCTTGTAGATATCAGGCAGCGAGGGGTCGGCATCGTTCTCGCGGAAGATATCCAGCACAGGCCCAGCGCCGAAGGCCTCGCCGAGCCACGGCAAGACGCGCGCCTCGATGGCGCTATAGTCCGCCCACAGCATCTTGTACCCATCAGGGGCGACGAACACGGGGCGGATCAGGCGCGACAGGGTGCGACCCACGGGGCCGTATTGCGTCAGGTCGTCGTATGACGCGCCGTCCAAGATCTTATCGATGACGGCCAGCTCCACGTCCTGCTTACCCACAGTGGCGCGAGCCAAGTTGTGGATCTGCAGCCCGCGAGACGAGAAACGCCCCGTGGCAGCCGCGCCGTAGTACACGTACTGGCCGCGCAGGCGGTCGCCCTCGGACACCATCGGCAGCAGCTTGACGAATTTCTTGGGCGTTGCCGATGCGCCGAAGGCGCGGACGCGCAGCACCTCAAGCACCGCGATCTCGTCATCAGTCAGGCCGCGCTCGCCGCCGATGCGCTCCATGTACGCGATCAGATCCTCGACACGGCTGCGCTCCAGCGAGTACGTATCGAGGCGCGTGATGCCATCGCCCGCCTCGTCCTGCTCCTCGACCACATCGCGCAGCAGGATGGCCACGGCCTCGGACATATGTCCGATGCGCGCCACCACCCAGTCGCACAGCGCCACGTGCTGGTTGACGGTCTTGATCGCACCGCCAGTGAGGCGGTGGATATCGAAGTCGGCGCGCCGCGCGTTCTCGATGGCCAGCTCGCCCGCCTTCTCGGCAAACTCCACGTCCACGGGCATGCCCGCGTCGTTGATATGCTCGCTGGCCCAGTACTGCTGCCACGCCAAGTCCGACAGGGGCAGGGTGGCCTGCCAGACGGCCCGCAGGGGCGGGACGTCATCCAGCGCGTACAACGTGAACGCGTCCCACTCCGCAGGATGCTCGGCAGGGTCGGCGAAGGGCGGCACGCAGAATTTTTGGATCAGGCGCTTGCCGTCGGGCCGTTTTTGAATTGCGGCGTGCGTGACGCGGCCAGCACTGGCCAGATCTGGCGGCAGGTGCGAGCGCACGGCCTGCACCATCGCATCCATAAAATGCTCAGGCTTGGCGTTGCTGTACCCCTTGATGCCGCGCGACAGGGCGAGGCGGTCGAAGGCCGCATTCCACGCCACGAAATGAGCCTCGCCCGCCTCGACCCGTTCCAGAAACGTCAGCAGGTCATCGGGCGCGTCGTTCCAATCCAGCCACGCGCCGAGGTGCGCGCGATCCTGCTTCCAGATTTGCACAGGCCCATCGCCTATTGCGTATGTGACGATCATAACCCGAAAGGCAGGGTCGCTGCTATATGGGTAGATGCCAGTGGCCTTTAGGTCAGCGCGCGACAGCGTCTCGGTGTCGATGAAACACAGATTGTCAATGTCGTACATCAGGCGCGTCCCTTCGACATGAGGGTGTCTAGATCGACATCAATCTGGCCCAGATCGGTAAGGAATGCGTCAACTAGCATCATGGTGGCGGTCAGGCAGCCATTGCATGTGCAAGGCTCCGCGAAATCGTTAACCATGCCCGCGATCGCGCCAGCCAAGGCAACGGCGGCGCGCGGGTCTAGCTCATGCTCGATAATTAAATCAGCAATGCGATCTGACATCTCCTTGACGGTCGTCAAAATTTCGCCCCACGCATCTTGGCTTATGTCAATCCTGTCGTTGTCTCTCATCTTGCGTTCCTCCCATTAGCGCGTCCACCTCGGCCCGCGTCTTGATAAAGTGATGCTCACAGCCCAGCGCCAATAGGCGCGCGCGCCACCAGTGCTGCAGTTTTGATATGACCCCGCCCGCTGGTCGCTTTAACTCGACGAACACCACGCGCGGCCCTGACAGCACTATAAGACGATCAGGTACTCCACGCAACCCCACTGGGGATAGTTTTATGCACACCCCACCCAGCACCTCTACACGCTGCCGCAAATATTCCTCTATTGACGCTTCGCGCTGTGCCATGTATGTACTCCCCACATCACTATGGAGTACACCATGATCGACTTGAATGCAATGAGGCTGCCAGAGGCAGACCAACAGCGGGATGCTGTAAAGACGTTCCTGACACCAGAGGCGCGCGCACGGGTGAAGGCCGCCGCGTCGTTCACGGGCCGCCCTGAGTACGTGATCATCGAGGCGGCCATCATGGCCGCGCTTGGCCCCGCCGTTGGCGAAAACAGCGGGGTTACGAAATGACCATGATGGCGAAAGATATTGTTTGGGGATGCGCGGGCGACGGCGTCTCGGCACGGCTGAAACATTGCTTAATGAATTATTTTGACGGTTCGTATGAGTACGGGTTGACTAGGATCAAAATCAAATCGTGGGAAAATGTGACCATCGACGACCTTGCGCGCTTAGATAGACGGGCGATGTTGGGGTGGCCTTTTATGGGCAAAAAAACTCTTGCGCGGTTCAACCAAGTGATTGAGGAGATTTTACGGGGCGCTTACGCTGACCCTACGGTGTCGTTGGGCGTGAAGGCCGAATACATTCGTGAGCTGGCAATTCAGCTTAGTCTGCTGTCCGATGAAGACGCGGAAAAGGTGTCAAGGGATGCACAAAGAATGCGTGAGTTGCGGCAGGCATTGGAGAGCGTAAGCCCAACTGAGACACCATTTCAGCGCAGCGTTGGCCCGCGACATAATACGATGTACGAGTGGCCAGAGGTGACACTATGACCCAGCACATCACCCCCGAAGAACACAGCGACGTGGTGGGCGGATCTACCGCCGCGCGCCGCATTGGCTGCCCCGCCAGCTATAGGCTGGAAAAACTTGTGCCACGCAACGATGTCGGCAGTGTATATGCCCGCGAGGGCACGGCCTTGCACGAGCTGATGGCGATGGCACTGCGCGACAGCATCGAGCCGACTGACATGCTGCCGTACACCTTCACCGCGCCGCAGGGCTGGTCGTTCACGGTTGACCAAGCCCTGTGGGACGCGAAGGGCGAGCCTGCACTGGCCGCGTTTGATGCCTTCGTGGCAAAGGTAGAGGCCAAAAACGGCGAGCTGATGCGGCTGCTGGTCGAGCGCCGCGTGGAGTTTCCCCAGATCAAGGGAGCGTTTGGCACGTCGGACATTATCGGGCGCTGCGGCGATGAGATTTTCGTGGTCGACTGGAAATTTGGGCACGGCTTGGTGGCGGCGGACGAGAACAAGCAGTTGCTATTCTATGGCGCTGGCGCACTGAACACTGAAAAGACGTGGCTGGGTAAGGTGCAGTATGACACGCCAGTCACGCTGGTGATCATCCAGCCTGCCAATGAGGCGCAGGGGCGCGACATCGTGCAGTCATGGACGACCGACGTGGCACGGGTCGAGGATTACGTGGCCGAGCTGCACGCCGCCGTGGCCGAGGCACAGACCGACGATGCGCGCTGCGCCAAGGGGAGCTGGTGTACGTTTGCGCGCTGCAAGACAGTCTGCCCGCTGCACATCAACGCCTTCGGTGAGCTGGGCAAAAAGCTGGCCAAGCTGAACGAGGCCAAGGCGGCATCGAATGGATCGCCAGAGGATCGCCTTGACTGGGCGCAGCGTTATGCCGAGTTGCTGGAAATGGCCGAATTGGTTGGGCCACTGGTCGATGAGGTGTTTGCGCAGGCCCACGCATATGCCGAGCAGGGCAACAAGATCGCGGGCTGGGGCCTGCAGGCGAAGCCAGAGGGCAACCGCAAGTGGGCGGTGGAGCCGCGCCTGCTGAAGCTGTTCTTCAAGCGCCACCGCATCAGGATGGACGAGTGGGCCGAGCGCAAACTGAAATCGCCCACGCAGATCGAAAAGGTGCTAAAGGCGCGCGACATCGCACTGCCGAAGCACTACGTCGAGCGCGCGCCATCCAGCGGTACTACGCTCAAGCGTACCGAGCAGATCACGCGCCCAGCGCGCAGCGTGCCAGAACGTCTGGCCGAGCTGTCGGAGAAATTACTTGGCGCGAAAACGCGCTAGGCAATGGTGTCACCTGCCCAGTGGTGAGGTACGGCGCGCTGCGCCCTTATGAAGACGGAGAAGACTATGACGACCGAAATCCAAAAACCAAGTGCTGCCACCTTGGCCGTATACCAGACACTGCGCGCGGGCGTGGCTCAGACCCGTGCATCGATGCCAGCACTGGCAGGCGGCACGCCGTACCTGCGCCTGCTGCGTGACGGTAAGTGGGCGATGGGCGCTCAAGACAGCCAGATCGCGGACGGAACCGAGGCCATCATCAACCCGCTGTCGATCCAGCACGGCTATAGCTGCTGGACAGACCGTGGGCCGAAGGAAGGCAAGAACGAGAAACTCGGCGAAGAGATGTGGAAGATCACGCAGCCAAAACTTGGCGTGCATGACCTTCCAGAAATGGTTGACCCACGCACCCAGAAAACCTGCACGTGGAAGGATCAGATGTCCTTCGAGCTGAAAATGATCGATGGCAAGTACGCGGGCCAACAGGCGATGTACTCGGCAACGTCGGTGGGCGGCCTTCGCCTCATCGACGGCGTTCTCAGCGAGTTGGAGCGCAAGCTCGACACGGGGTCGGCACACGTCTTCCCAATCGTCCGCATCGGCAGCGACAGCTATCAGCACTCAAGCTATGGTAAGACGTACACGCCCGTGATGGAGATCGTGGGCTGGGCTGATATGAATGGCGACGAGGAAGACGTGGGCGACGCGCCAGCGCGCGTGGCCGATGAGCCAAGGGTGGTAGAGACCGTGGGAGCCGAAGCGCCAGCCGACGCGCCTGCGGGCCGCCGCCGCCGCGTGTAACAGACAGGGGGCGGGCGGGTAACACCGCCCGCCGCTATTACGCGGGGGAGAGACATGCGTACGAGATCCGAATTGAGATCGGTGCAGCAGCGCCTGATCGAGGAAATGAAGACCAGCGAGGGCGTGCTGATTGTGCTGGGCATGGGGGGCGGCAAGACCGTCAGCGCCCTGACCGCCGTCCGCGACCTGCAAGAGACGCGCACCATCCGCGCGGCCATTGTTATCGCGCCAAAGCGCGTGGCCCTGACAGTGTGGCCCGCCGAGGTGCGCAAGTGGGAACACCTGCAGCACATGCGCATCGGCGTAATGGCGGGGACGCCCGCCCAGCGCGCCAAGATCCTGCGCGAGGCGCACGACGTGTACGTGTGCGGCATAGACAATCTGACGTGGCTGATCGACGAGCTGAAAGAGCTGCCCGCGCACGCGGGATTAGACCAACTTATTATCGATGAAATGTCGCGCTTCAAATCGCCGCGCGGCACGCGCGCCAAGGCGCTGAATAGGTTTTCGGATGCCTTTGGGGGCGTGTGGGGGCTGACAGGGACACCGCGCCCGAATAGCTGGGAAGATGTTTGGATGCCCCTGCAGATCGTGTCCAAGGGGCGCGCGTGGGGGCTGACCTTTGACCCGTGGCGGATGCGATACTTCACGCCGCTGGATTACCACCAGCGGACGTGGGCCGTGCGCGAGGACGCGCTGCCGTACCTGCGCAACACGATGAACACGTGGGCCGTCACAATCCCACCCGAAGAGACGGTGGACGTGCCCTTTGTCAGCGGGCCTGATTATGACATTCTCGTCCCCCTGTCGTTAGGGGCGCGCGCCGATGCCGACAGCATGGCGCGCGAGCTGATGGTGGAGCTGGGCCGAGAGGGCACGCTGGCCGATCTGGGGGCCGAC